TAAATATACAGATGGAACAAGCACACTATACTGTTCTAAATGCAATTTAATTGGCGACAGTAAATTATTTTCAGAACTTATACGCACACGCAAGGCATTGGCTGTCGCTGTTGATGCGTTGAAAAGAATAGATTGGTGTGCCACAGATTATGGCGCAGCACAAGATGCATTAGACGAAATAACAGCACTAGAACAAAAGGAACAACAATGTCGAGACATACAATAACTATTGAGATAAATATCCCACGATTTATACAAAGAATCAAATGCTGTCTTGGGTTTCATAAATGGACTCCATATCAAAACTATTTTGATATTGGTTGTGATATAAAACATTGCGAATATTGCCCAATATCCAAAAGGGTCAAAGGCAAAGAGTGTCCACATTGCCATAAACGGCATAAACCAGATTATGAATGCAGAACACCCGAACAACCAGAACAAAAGGGTTAGATAATGTTTGGATGGTTGCTTTTCGGCACAATGACAGATTTTTTCAACAAACCGTCTGTGCTGCCTAAAGAAATACTAACACCATATCACAAAAAAGAAAAAACAAAACTGGGTCAAAAGGATGTAAAATGAAAACATTACTGATAATTTTAATAATTTTGATTCTGTTTATTTTATGCCACGGTATTAAAATAACCATCAGAATCGACGACGAACCAGAAAAAAGGACAAAAAATGGCATTTCAAAATAAAAATTTATCTGTTTTATGTTATGCAAATGGTTTTACCCTGCGGCACTACAAAGCCGACGAGAGCGAAACTTTGAAAAGTATTGTTGATAACCCAAAATACTTTACACCAATCTATTCCCTGATAAACGCTGGCGATATTATCGTTATCAACGCAGAGGAAACAGGTATGCGTATTGTTGACGCAATCAAAGGCAGCGAATTTATTAAACTTTGTGAATTGCAATAGAGGACTAATTATGGAACAGTTATACAAAGAAACCGCGATTGTATCTGAAAATATGCAAAAATACGGTGGAAGTTTTGCAAGTCGTCTTGGTGCTGCTTTGCAATACGCAGATATACATAACATAATGAAAATCAAAAACACGTGGTCTGATTTGTGGAACACGTATTTGAATTGGGGTAATAACGATGGAAAATAAAACTAAATATTTGACAGTTTTGGACCAGTTATTCAAAGTTGCCGAATCAAACAATATAACCAAGCGACAGATTGGTATTGTGTTATACGGTAAAAACTGGCGAAATATTTATAAAATCAAAGGCGAGGACGCTAAAATTGCAGCACGCAATCGTAAAATCGAACACGCAATTCAAGCAATCTTGGAGGGGAAAAATGCCTAATTTGAGTTTAGAACAAAAATTGGAACAAAGAGAGGATTTTATCAACGACGTTTATGCGTTGCTTAAAAATAGTAATAGCAAAGCGGCAGTTGTTGAAGTATTATTACATAGAACCGAATGTCAAATAAACGCACAAAAGTTAGGAATAATATAAAAAGGGAGGAAAAATTGAAAATACTTTGTTTTTTAGGATTCCACAGATGGAAAAAAATTGAATCAGAATCATACGGAACGCATACTGTTATATTGCGGTGTGAACGCTGCAAATCTGAAATACGGTTTGAATATACGGACGCTGGTGCACAACATATCAGCGGTCAAATATCTTGGATTAAACCACGAACCAGCAAACAAAAAGCAGCCGTCCGCAAATATTTCAAGGCAATACTGAAAAAGCACAAGATTCTTGAAATGGCTGGATTGCCAAAGCGTGATAAAAACGGTTTTTCTTATTCGCTGGGTAACAGAAAACAAAGACGGGCAACCGCCAGAAACTATAACAGATACAAACGGAGTATTAAAAATGTTTAATTTTTGGTGTGGTTTTATCATTGGTGGTCTTGGTGTGTATTTGTGGCACCTAGGCGATTCGGTGGAACAAGCCAAACAAGACCGCGAATATGAAAAAGAAATAGTTCGCAAACAAATTGAAAAACGAGGTGGTTTATAATGGGACGTCCAAGATTATCAGACGAGGAAAGAGAAAAACGCAGGGCTGCGTCAATCGCCAGATACACATTAAAAAAAGGTCATATTCCAGGTGCAGTCGGAAAACCACCTGCCAATATTGACCGTCAAAAAGAAGTTGTGGCTGGCAACCTATTTGTGAAAGAAACCCCACGACGTGTCAAAATGCCGCTATTACCAACAAATCCAACACCACAGGATTTGAAAGAGTTTATTCTTGCATTGGCAGAGGAAGCCGCACGTTCTGGGAGTGCCCCAGCAATGATTGCAGCAGCCAATACATTACAAAAAGAGATTGACCGATTCGAACGAACCAATCCACCGAAAGCGGAACCGCCTAAACCGCGTCCACGTATTCCAGTGGAAGTCGAAATCGAAAAAGTCAAGTGTCCACACTGTGGCAAAGAATTTGAAGTATAACCAAAAACAAAAGGACTAAAAATGGCTAAAAATTATGCAATCGGCAGACATTTATCGACCTGGTGGAACGAGGGTCAAGATGGCAAACAAGGGTATCGAAACGTCGTTATCAGACGCAGATACAAAGACAAAGCAGGTTTAGACGCAGAGGAAAAGATTACTTTGTTTGTATCTGAATTTTTGGAATTATGTGCTGAAATGGAAGCAATGAAAAACAAAATCTTATTGCTGCCACGCGAAATTGTTAAAAAAGAGGACAACACCCCAGAACCAAATATGCAGGTTGTGGAAGTATCAGAATTGGACCAAATCCCATTCTAAACCTATAAGAAAGGAAAGGAAATGCCAATTACAAACGTTTTATCAGTAAATGATATTATGGCGGACTGTCCAGAGAAATTGCTGCGGTATGTGCCTTGGTTATTGAATGGACTTGAAGCACGTAAAAAAGCACGTGCACGCGGTGTTGACCCAGATAATATGCCACCGTTGCCTATACTGGCAATCAAAGGTTGGCGTTTTTCTGGGAAGTCCCAGTTTGGCGTTCGATTTCAAGTGGGTGCAATTCTTGATGGGTGGGCAACGTCTGGTATGATTGCTGCAATTACGTCTGATGGTGCGAAAGATACAATGCAGTTGTTGGACAAGGTTTTAGAGGAAGCCGAGGAACCGACACAGTTCCAGCGTCAATCAGACCACCCGATTCGTATTTTATCGCAAGGCGAACCTATTTATATCGAATACCTGAATAAAGTCGATTCCAAAGCACGTCAAACGTCCGCTGATATGCTTATGATTGAGGAATTGGAAAAGTGGAACGAAACCGCAGGTAAAGCGTCGTTATTGACAATGATTCGACACTTTGACTGTATTATCGCATTATCAAATGATTTTCCACGCTGGGTTAAAAAACTATTCGAATCGTTTGGTGCTGTGTTTATCGAAGTTACATATATGGACAATAAGAAGTTGGAAAAGTCCATCAAAGACGGTTTGGAACGTCAACGTATCGAGGACCCCGACGGTTGGGCACGCGACGTCGCGTATTTACCAACAGGTGGTTCAAATCGTGTGTTTTCAGAACGTGCCATCGCAAACGCATTCGCACCAAAGAATCCAAAGTTCCAACGCAAAACGTCTATTCTTGCAATCGACGTTGGTGCTGGTGGTCCTGATAATTCTGTTATTATTCGGTGTGATTTTGATGGTTATGCTATCGAAGCCGAGATATTGACAGACGAATCCATAGATTCTGTTGCTTTGTGTCGCAGGGTAAGTGATTATCGTGTATCGCAAAGGTGCGACGAGGAAGTATGGGATTCACAGGGCGTCGGACTTGGAATAATGCCGCAGCGTGCACCGCGTGAAATGTGGGCAACGTCAGGTATCATTCCATTTGGTGGTGCAGCAGTTGATAAATCAGCGTATTTCAACGCCAGGGCAGAAGCAATGGTGCTAACAGCCAATGGTCTTATGAAAGGAAATATCAAACTGATTGGACTAACTGAAACCCAGAAAGCCCAATTTGAAGCCGAATGTCGTGCCCATACTATCAAACCAAGCGAACTTGCACGCACAAATACGCACGCAATACAGTTAGATAGTAAGGAAATTGTCAAAAAACGCCTTGGCGGTTTATCGCCAAATATTCTTGACGCTTTGTCAATGGGTGTGTGGCGACTCTTGACATACACGATTCATAATGATAACATATTACCAACGAACAATTTTTATGGTTCGTCTGGTGCAGACGATACGGGAGTGCCTGGATTATGAATGAAAAAGAACTAGAACACATATCTTATTTATATTACTTTGTTTTTAGCACGCCAGAAGCAAAGGAATTGCTGGATTTCTGGGTTGACGACATATTGCAAACCTCGCATTTTCAGCCACAGATTGACCCCAACAATATAAAAACCATACGCGATATGGGGGTTCTTGAATTTATTCAGGGAATAAAAAATCGCGTCAACGAGTTCATAGAGAAAGGAGTAAAAAATGGACCCACAAAACAATCAACCGACCAACCAGGTATCAACACCAGCGAACACACCAGCGGAACCGATACAGGGCAACCAACCCTCTAACGTTATCGTTGATGGCGGTCAAGGTGGTGCAGCCACTATTGACTTGTCTGTGTATTTCAAAGATGGGGAACCAGGCGTTTATGACCCAGAAAAGATTACCGCACTTGTAAAAGAACGCGATAACAAAGCGAAATCTGCGTCATACTTTCAATCGCAGTTTATGCAAAAGAACGAAGTGCCACAATCCATCGACGGTTATGCAGAACACTTTAAGCCAGATTCCACATACGAAAAGTTTATGGAAAACGACGTGGTTAAATCAAAAATCAAAGAAATTCGCGAATGGGGTTTGAAAAACAATATCGGACCAACCGCTGTAAATTCATTCTGTGATATGGTT